CGGGTATAAAAAACCATCTAAAGACCTTGCTGGTAAGATCGAAGGAAATCGACTCGGATCATACGGGGGAGAGCCAAACGAAGATCGGGCGCGTGACTTTTTGGGTATTTCTTCTGATGAACTTGATGTTCTCATTGGTGCTTATCAAGATGATGAACCGATAACACAATCAGATATTAACATTCTTGCTGAACAATTGGCCGATGATTTGTTTGGTGACTTATGACCCCTGAACAAAAGATTCAACAAATAAGAGCGCGGTACTCTGGAAAATTAAAAATTGCGCAACAAAAAGCGGCTAAGGAACTGGCAATAATTGTTATTTCAGTTCTTAAGGTCAGGGTCAGAATCGAAGAAGAGGGAACCAATGGGAAACTAAAACCATTATCACCAAAATACATAGAACAAAGAAAAAAATCTAAAAACCTTCACCCAGATACGACCCCATCAACTTCAAATTTAACAGCAACAGGGCAAATGCTTGATGCTTTAAGGGGTCGCGCGGGTGGTGGTAAGGTGACAATTGATATTAAACCAACAAAAAGAAAAAAAGGGTTATACGGAAAAGCGCCAAAAGATTTAACAAACGAAGATGTTCGAAAATACGTTGAAGATGCTGGCCGTGAATTTTTAAAATTGTCAGAAGTAGAAAAGCGTGAGGTAATAGACTTAACAACTCAGATGATATTGGATGAATTGAAAGGCTTGTTCAAATAGTTTGACAAGTCAACTTATTAGGAGAAAAATAACAATGACTATCGAAAATGCGGTCAGTGACCCAACTCAAACGAACAGTGTTCAGCTTGAAAACCAAAATGACAAAGTGGCCTATGAGACTTACCGAAGAGTCTTGAACGAAGCAAAAAAGTTGAAAGACCAACTTAAGCTAGTTGAAGAAGAAAAGGTTAAGACTCACGAACAGAAACTTAAAGAGCAAAACGAGTGGAAGGCGCTTGCTGAAGCGAAATCAGCACAAGCCGAAAACTTGGAAAAAGCTTATAAGGAACTGAATGATCAGGTTGTTAATGGTATGAAGTTTCAAGAATTTGAAAAGCATCTCGGTGGAAAATTAAAAGATAGGGCCTATGCAACTTTTGTCGATTTCGACAAGATTGTTATGAATCCTGAAACAAGACGCATTGATGATGAATCAGTTAAAGGTGTTGTTTCGAACTTTGTTAAGCAACATTCTCACTTGGTTGAATTTTACAATGGTTCAAGACTACCAAACGAAGCTTCAAAAAATGCTTCATTTGTTGGAAAAGACCCAAAAGAAATGACTAGGGAAGAATTAACGGCTGAACTTAAAAAACTTGGTAAATTATAAATAAATAACTCGGGAGGGTTTAAATGGCTGACGCGTATATGGGCAACACGGAATTAGGTGCTGCAAAAGCAACTCTAATTTCAAACCTAGTTCAAAGAGAACTAGCATTTTCTGCAATTCTTCGCGGAACAATTTCTGATGTAAGTCAGTTCGCAATCAAAGGTGTTAAGACTGTAAGTTTTCCTAAGCTTACAAGCTTCACTGTTGGTAACCGTTCTGAAGGCGTTCTAGGTGAAACACAAGCTTTAACAGCTTCAGTTGATTCTTTGAACCTTGACATCAATGCTTACACTTCATGGGCTGTTGATGGTTTCACAGCTAAACAAATCACTATCGATGGTCAAATGGAATCAATCCGTTTAGCTTCAGCTAGAATGGGCCGTTATGTTGATGAGCAAATTATAACTAAGCTTGTAGCTTCAGCTGCTTCTTTCATCAACGTTGGGGCAGATGTTGATGTTACTTATGCTAACCTTCTGAACATGAGAAAAACTTTGCTTAAAGCTGATGCTGTTCTTGCTGATTGCGTGATAATTGCATCACCAGCACAAGAAGCAATTCTTATGGGTCTTGCTGAATTTAAAGATGCGAGTGCATACGGTGCAAACGCTGTTGTTCCTTCAGGTGTCATCGGAAAAATTTTGGGTATGCCGATTTACGTGCATAATGGCCTGGCCGACAAGCAATTGTTCATGTACGAAAAATCAGCTGTTGCAGTTGCTTTTTCTAAAGAAGCTGAATATGGTTCACAGCCTTTCATCGAGCTTGGTGTTGGCGCTGAACGCTCAGCCATTGACATGTATTTTGGACTTGCTGCTATGCAGACTGGCCTTAAGGGCGCGGCTGCTGGTAAGTCACCACTGGTTATCGGTCTTAACGATTAATTGATTTAAAAAAAGGAAGGGGGGCGATTCATTTCGTTCCCCTTTTTTTCGTATGCAAGAAAAGAAAATCTCAGTCATTAAAAGTTATGTCAAAGCAAAGACCCCTGAAGGTTTGAAACTTGCCATGATTAAAAATAACATTGATACTAATACTTATTACAGCTACTCGATAATTTTTGATGGTTCTTTTTGGTTTGCTTGGTTTGATTTTGATGCTTCAACTATAATTGAAACTGAAACTAGGAAGGCATTAAATGGAAAACTCGGTAAAGGATAGGGAATTTGATAAGTTTCGTTCAGCATCGAACGGAAAATCAAAGGTCGCAGTAACTTCAGAAGATGATGCTTCAGGCTTAATTGTCGATCAAGCTTCATCAACAGTCATTTATCTAGGCGAAGGGCTTTTTGGTGCATTAACATCAGAAGCAAAGTGGAAGATTAAGAAAATCGATCTTTCAAGTGGTGTCAGAATCACATCGGCTTCAGAAGATTTCAATCAGATTTGGGACAACAGGGCGGCGCTAACTTATGTCTGATTTTAAAATTGTTCAATTACTTAATCCAATTCAAATTAACACAAATATTCACCCAACAGGTGTTTATAATAACGCAACAGCTTACGGAATTGGTGACTCAGTTTCTTATGGGAACAGTTCATATATTTGTATTTTGCCAACTACTGGCAACATTCCAACAAACACAACCTATTGGCAATTACTCGCATCAGCTTCAACCAATAAGCTTGAAACAGTGGTTAGAAATAATCTTGGTTTCACTGTTCCATCAGGCGCAGCTGTTTATCTTTCAGGAAATATCGGCAACGTTCCTTTGATTGCATTATCGCAAGCAAACACAGAACTAACATCTACCAAAACAATTGGTATCACAGCATCGCCTATTGCTAATAATTCAAACGGAACAATTATTGTTTTTGGTTTAGCGGAGAATCTTAATACATCAGCGGTTGCTGTTGGTTCAGCATTGTGGCTTTCGCCCACTGTTGCTGGTGGTTTAACAGTAACAAAGCCTTCAGCGCCCGATCACATGGTGTTCATTGGGGTAGTAACTCGTTCTCATCCAACACAGGGAACAATTGAAATCAAGATTCAAAATGGCTTCGAATTGGAAGAATTGCACAATTGTGCTATCACTTCATTAGTTGATAACCAAGTTTTAAAATATGATGCACCGAATTCTTTATGGAAGAATGAAACATTAATAAAAGATGATGTTGGTTTGGGAAATGTTCCAAATATAGACGCAACAAATCCATCGAACATTGTTGAAGATTCTACACATCGATTTGTGACTGATTCAGAAAAAACAACATGGAATGGAAAAGAAAACGCCATTACATCAGGAACGACAGCGCAATACTGGCGCGGTGATAAATCATTTCAGACGCTAGATAAGTCAGCTGTTGGTCTTGGTAACGTTGACAATACTTCTGATGCTAACAAGCCAGTTTCTACGGCACAGCAAACGGCCATTGATGCAAAGGTTGAGAATAACTTAACCGCATCCACAACAGTGGCACCATCCAAAACCGCAGTGAACACAGCGCTGGCCCTTAAAGTTGCCAAAGCTGGTGACACAATGACAAACACCTTAACTATAACAGGTGCAAACGGAACAGAATTCGCTGGTATTCAAGTCAACAACACAAACACTGCCGGATATTGTGCAATAAATGCGCGCGCTGATGATGGTGAAGTTATCCAGATTGCAGCCCTTAACTCGGGCGGCGCTGGTAATGCTTACGGTATGTGGTCAGCTAATGAATTTGGTCTTTATTCAAAAAGATCACTGAACATTATGACTGACACCGCTGGCGCTGAAATAAAATTTGCAACAGATACAGGCGCAACACAGGTTGCTAAAATTGACAGCACTGGTAAATTTAGTTCAAATGGTATTAGTTTAAATTTGGGTACAGTTGAAAACGTTCCAACACCTACCATAGGAACGGACGCATCAAATAAAGACTATGTTGATAGCAAATCAATCGTGAACGCTTTAATTTTTGGATAGGTTTAAATTATGAAAAGAATGTTACCGACCACACAATATTATTTCAACTCAGGTTCAAACAGTATTGATTTTTCTTCTTATCCAGACTTTGACCCAAAAAGACTTTTGGCTGTCATTAATACAACAGTAAATCAAACGCTG